TTATTAAATAAATAAAAGAGGGAGGCTTTTTCATTCCTCCCATGGATGTTCCGTAATCAACGCCCCGAGCTTTAGACACTCTCGGGGTAGCGTGCCAAACTACTTACAGTCTTAGCTAGCTTGGACTTGAGCTTGTTCAGTCGCTTGGACTGGAGCTTTGTCAGCCACGTAGAATGTGTAGTCATACACGTCGTTGACAAATTTGACAGTGAATGAACCATTCTTGACGTTGAAGTATGAATAGTCAACTGTTTGGTCCATTGGTAAGGTAGCTGGTGCTCCCTCTCTGTCTGCATTAGGATTTCTCCTTGTTGCATTTGCTCGAACATTACCAGACTCGGTAGTGTTGAGGATTTTGCCATCTCTGGCGGATAAAGTAATGTTTACTTCTTTCATAATTACCTCCTAGGTAAAATAATTACATCTAACAAACCATTCATTAGACTTACTACACACAGAAACACCAGTAGCCGGTCAGGCTAGCTGGTGTATATATTCCATTAATACATCTCCATGACAAGCTTTTGGCTTGCAATAACAAACTAAATTCTTACCCTTTAGCTCTGGCAATGAACGCTTTAAATAATCATTGCCTTCAAAATAATCTTTATATTTAGCAATCACTTCACTACGAGAGCCATCTTTTCCAATATAAAAAGGATTGCCCCACTTAGAACCTCGCCCAATATATACATCATTAGGCTCTTTAGGCTCTCTAATAAATTTAACTCTACACATATTTATCTCCTTAATTAATTTACCTTCTATAGATACATCAGTAGCGGGCACGCTAGCTGATGTTCTGGTTCCACTGGTTCCACATGGTTCCACGAGTCATGGAACACAAATAATGCAGTAAAAGCAGGCGTTACAGATCCTGGTTCCACTGGTTCCACTAAAAAAGGTTAGTTAATAAAGAATAATGGTCCACGGTCGATGGACGCTTTTATATATTACACTTTGTTCCACGTGGAACACTGGAACCAACAAGCACTCGAGTCGTGCTGACGCCTTTAAGCATATGACTTCAGCATGGTTCCACGAAGTGGTTCCACATGTGCATATGTCCGTGGAACCGAAGGAACCAAAATGCTGAAGCATATTTGAACGCGATTTAAGATGATTTGCTCTTAAATCGCTGATGATAGTAGGCATGATAGTATAGATGAACAAAAAAAAGGGCCAACTCAGGATGAGTCAGCCCCAGAGGTTACCTACTCCTCAAGACTTTGAATAAATCTAATGAATTGGTATCCCCCCCAGATAAAACTGGTTATGAGTAAGAATACCCATACGGATAGTAAACCAAGAAATATATCTAACATCATGATTACTCCTCTTTAATCAAAGTCACAAGACCAAGGGTTATACCCTTCTTCTTTGCCACTACGGTTAATAAATATGATAGTAGTAAATAGAAACCACATTGAACAGAAACATGCTAGTAGTGCATGGGCTGGTGATAACCAACCTCCGGTGTATGCGTACTCTATTGAGTCGTAGGTAATAAAGCCAGCGATGAAACCACTGGCTAGTAGTACGTAATAGAATAGGTTCTTCATAGTTCCAACTCCATTTGTACTTGTTGCTCTTTCTTTTCAGATTGAGGTTCTACGTTAGTAGGTGATAGTACTTCGGGTTCTTTGAACGCTGAAGCGTATCCTTTTGCTAGACTCTTTGCTGAGCCAGCTCCTACCTTGATTGTCGCTTTAGTTACTTGGCCTGCGACGTTGCCAATTATTTCTAAGATATTCATAATGAATGTTCCTATTAATATGAGTCAGAGTTTATTCTCTGAATACTCACTTACCATAGAAACAGTGACCATGGGACATGGGCGCTGTAAATTTGAAACAAGGTTCCAACGAGTGAAACGAAAATGTGTAGATGTAAACTGGATCGGGGTCGGGGGTGGGTGTCTGATGATAGTAGGAGAAGATGAGAGAGCGATATAAATAATATTTTTTCAAAAAAAATTTTACTACAAAAAATTTACAAGATATGCAGTATTATGTTATTTTTAGCAAATGAGTTTAGTTCAAACAGAAGCTACTGAAGTAACAGATCAAGATAGAGTTGAACTTCAATCGCATTTTCCATATGCAGGCGTAAAACTGTCCGAGCTTTCTGTCCAAGAAGAAAGGCTAATTTTATTTCATATACGGGGCATGAGCAAAGCAGCCGCCGGCCGTGCAGCGGGGTACCAGAATCTCGATCACGTGTACGAGGTTTTTAAAAAACCAAAAATTTCTCAAGCAGTAAATTACCTAAGACAAGAAATCCGAGAAGAAGTAAAGTTCGATAGAAACACTGCGACCACTATGTACTTAGAAGCGCACCGTAAATCAGCAAACGCTACCGAAGAAAAAAATGTAGTAGATTCTTTGTGCAAGCTCCACGGTCTATTTGCACCAGAAAACGCAACGCAAGTTAACATAAACGTAGACAAGATAGAGAGACTAGAAAGATTACCAGATTCCGAACTACTTAGAATAGCCGGAGTAGATTCAACTCACTTAGAACCTAAAGGAGAAATCAATGACTAGTAAATATGAAATGGCTGCTAGGGCTAGAAAGAAGAAACGTAAAAAGGGGAAATTTCCAGATTTAAATAAAGATGGAAAAGTAACCTATGCTGATGTTCTTATGGGCAGAGGCGTCAAGAGGAAAAAATAATGCGTAGTAAAGGAATAAACGCACCGCAACCCAACATGAAAAAGTTTGCAAAGAAAATGAATAAATATGGTCGCATACCTAAGAAAGGAGGTAACAATGCCAGCAAAAAAAAGAAAAACTACTAAACGTAAAGGTGCAACACCTACAAACCCAGCTTTATACTCAAGAGTAAAAGCTGAAGCTAAACGAAAGTTTAAGGTTTATCCGTCTGCATATGCCAATGGCTGGTTAGTAAGAACATATAAGAAACGCGGTGGCGGATATAGATAATGGCTAAGCCTACTGGTGGCCTAACCGCGTGGTTCGGTAAAGGACCAAAAGGCGATTGGGTAGATATCGGTGCTCCAAAGAAGAAAGGTAAGTTTCAAGCCTGCGGTAGAAAGTCTGCAAAAAAGAAAGGTAAACGTAAGTATCCGAAATGTGTGCCACGGTCAAAAGCTAGATCTATGACTGCGGCTCAACGTAAAAGTGCAGTTAGAAGAAAACGTGCAGCGGGGAATCCTGGAGGAAAACCACGCAACGTAAAAACTATAGTTAGAAAGAAAAGAACACCTACAATTAGAGGGAGACGTCGTGCCACGAAAAAGAGATAACATGCCTAAGCGCAACAAGAAGAATTTTAGGCCAACTAAAAAAGGTGCCGGAATGACTAGGGCCGGGGTAGCTGCGTATAGGAGAAAGAACCCAGGGTCTAAACTAAAAACTGCAGTAACAGGAAAAGTTAAAAGGGGAAGTAAAGCCGCTAAAAGACGTAAGTCCTATTGCGCTAGAAGTGCGGGGCAAATGAAGAAGTTTCCTAAAGCAGCAAAAAATCCTAATTCAAGATTAAGACAGGCTAGAAGACGGTGGAAATGCTAACACATGCAAAAAGTAGAGTGTTATAAGTGCAAAAAAACTTTAGCGGAGCAATTAGTTTTACCGAAAGGTCTCTGCGTGTATTGCGCAGCGGACGAGACAGACACCCTACCCGAACCTGCCGCCCCAGCAAAAACTAAAAAACAAAAGAAAGAAGAATCAGCACAAGCACGTGCAGAACAAGAACTAGCAAAGAGAATACTGTCTCGTAAAAGATTATTACCTTTTGTAGAAAAATTTAACACCGACTATCAAGCAGGTTGGGTGCATAAAGACATCTGCAAAAGACTAGAAAAATTTAGCGAAGCGGTAGTTAACGAAGAGTCTCCAAGGCTCATGCTGTTCATGCCACCACGACATGGTAAGTCAACGCTTGCTAGTGTGGCTTTCCCAGCTTGGCATCTAGGTAAAAACCCACAACATGAATTTATAAGCTGTTCTTATTCTGGATCTCTTGCTATGAGTTTTTCTAGAAAAGTTAGACAGCTGGTAAGAGAACCAAACTATAAACATGTGT